GTTGAAACCTGAATCACTTAGTGGAGGTGATCACACTCCACCTAGTGAAGAGGATATTTATCAGCCTTTTGTGTTTTCAGGGCAAAATGGTAAATATGATGAATCTTTTGAAAAAGATGCGTCTAAATTTATACCTAGACGTGACACTCAAATGTGGCATGATGAGGTATTTAATTGTGCACTGGATAAATTGCATAATTTTGCTACTACAGACTTTCCTGCATTAATGTGGTTAAGTATGAAAGAACGTAAACGTGTTCGCAAAACGCGTTTAGAGCGACAACGTAAGTTAGAGAAGCAAAGATTTTTTGCACGTCGTCGTGTTGATCCTGATTCTAAAATTGTTCCTGTTCCAGGTTATACTATTTTTGATTCTGAGTTGATTGAATCATCTTTGTTGGCTCCCATTTTTGAGGCCACTGGTCCTGTTTCTCTATTGCCTGATGAGAGGCATATGTTACAACCAGAAGATGCTCAAGTTGATGGTAAATCTGAAAAAAGTTGCTCTTCCACGTCTTCTATTGTTCTTTCTGATCTGGATGAAGAAAGATTACAACAATTAAAAGATGAGCATGAAGCTAATGTTACTCATTGGGATGAAAAATATAATAAAGCTGTCTCTGATTTTAAAGAATCAAGAGGCATTCAAACTACTGTTATTGCCAGTTCAGCTATTAATTTAGTTGAGAAGAAAACCTTTGACACTTCTAATGGTGATCCAGTTATTTATGATGTTTTAACTAAGTCTAAATATAAAGTTAGTAATGGTGGTAACACTAAAGTTTACCAACCTGTTAAAATTGTTCCAAAATTCTCATCTCCTTTTTTTAATAAAATATCAAATAGTTTTATTAGTTGGTATGATTCTACCCAAGATATTCGTCATGATATTAGACGTTGTCTTTCTGTGATTTGGGAATTTATTAAAGTTGTATCTTTTTTGGCTTGTATATTCCCGTTTGTCACTATTTTTGAATTATCTTATTTTATTTTCTTTGGATGTATTAATCATATTAGATATTATTTTGGAAAATTTAGAAAATGGTTTAGTTTGCGACCAAAATGGCAACAATTTATGATCGTTGGTTTTCTTGCAGCAGCCATTGTAGGTGTGTTTTATTTAATTATTAAAAAGAGAAAAAATCCGAACTCTATTAATAGACATACACTTAAAGAGGAAGCTCTTAAATTGAAAGATGAAATTAACACAGAAAGCATTTCTATTTGGAATGCTATTGGTGTTGCTGGTGCTAGTGCTGTTTTATTATCTTGCACTGCTGATTTAGCTGAAATGTTAAATGATGACTTTCATTTTCTTAGTGTTAATTCTGATGTTAAAGGACACTGGGTTAAAGTTAGAAAATATGTTAAAGTTATTGGTGCCTTTTGTGCTGCTAGTTTTATTTTTCATCGTTCCACAAAACGTCACACTGGTGAAGATGATGTTAAAGACGAAACTGTTGTTGATCAAGTTACAGCGGTCGTTGATAATCTTATTGAAAATAAGTCCGATCGTGAAAAAAATGTTAGATGAACAAATTAAAAATGCTCGAGAAAGTGTTTTGTTAAAATCTGTTACTGGAAAGAAAATTCTTGAACAAGAAAAAACTAATTTCGATAAGTTTAAGAATTGGTGTTCTCATAAATATTCTACTGTAAGTGATTATGGTGTTTTTGGTTGGTTGTATTGGAGTTTCTTTTTTGTTGTTGCATTTATTGCTACAAAAATTCTTATTAATTATATTATTAAAAAAAATATTGTTAGAGATAGGAAACTTAGAGATGAAGATTTATCTATTCTTCACGCTGGTACTGATGACCCTTTGGAATTAGCTAAGGAATTGGCTTTTTATAAGCATGCTTATATGCAAAAGTCTCCTGGTTTAATACCAACTGATGGTATTGAGGTTGCTGCCATATGTGGTTTTGACTCTGTTGAAGAGTTAAATAAAACTATTGTGGAGTTAAAAGATCCTTTTTTGTTTGAAAGACATCATAAAAATCAAGGTGATAAATTTAGAAATGATAAACAAAGAGGTCAATTTAGAAAACAAGGAAAACTTGAACAAGATTTTTCTGATTTTAGAGAAGATGATGTTGATGAAACTATAGCTAAGCAACATCTTATGGATGCTAATTATATGAAAATTTTGAAAGCTGCATCTGGAATTGAAACTATAAAATTTTCTGAAGTTACTAATTATCCTTTAATTCAAATTGTTTATGAAGATAGAGATGGTCATGCTCAGGTAATTACTGATCGGGGTAATGACCCACAGTTTTGGGCTCCACCTAAAAAAATTATTTCTGGAAGTGGTAAGACTGTTACCACTACTGGAACATCATCTTATCAAGCGATAGGTGATGCTTTACTTCATAAACGTGAAGTTTTTGCTCGTGTTTATAATCCAAAACTTAAACGTTGGGAACCCACTGTTTATAGAATTAACCATTCTTTGACTCTTGACAGTGTAAAGTTACATAGAGCTATTGGTAAAGTTATTGGCCCTTGTGGCATTGGAGCTTTTTATTGCTCAAAAAAGAAAGGTACTATAATTCCTTATATTACTACTGTTGCCCATGCTGCTTATCGTTATCAAGATATTGGTCATTTAGAACCTAAGTGGGAACAAGGAAATGTTACTTTAGTTGATTTTCAAGGTAATACTGCTTTAGTACCTGTTTCTGCTTGGAGTTCTGATCCAGCTCAAGCTGATGCTATGAAAATTCAAGCCAGTGATGTTAAATGGTTTGATATTACTGGTAAAGGTGTTTCATCTCACATGGTTTGTTTAGATGACGCAGAAGATTTTGAATCTACTGGTATTGCTGTTTTAGTTCGTGCTAAAAATGGAGGTGTTACTTTAAATTTTACACCTATGGCAATATCAAAGCAAAAACAACAATGTGATGCTATCCATAAATCTCCTGTATCTCCTGGTGATTCAGGTTGTGTTTTTGTTAATCAAGAAGGTGAAGTTATTGCTCACCATGTTGGCATTATTGGTGGTCATTTTAAAGCTCAAACTATTAGACATGCTTTTGTCACTGGTGTTTTAAATGAAGATATCATTAATGAAGCTAAATTTCAACTTAAAGAAGATCATTATAAATTAATTAAACAACATTTAAACAATGATGGTAAATTACCCATTACCGAAGATATTTTAATTCCTTTAAACTTGTAAAATCTGCAGTACCTCGGATGCCGGAGTATCCCAGTGGTATTGGTTATACTGTTAATGTAAATAAAACCATACCAACCAGCATCCTATATGGGGATAAGAACATTCAACATCCGTTTTATGTTCATTGGACAAATTCAAATTTGAGTTATATTGGTCATGTTAAAGGTGTCCAATCTTATACAAAAAAGAATCCGTCATTGCGTCCCAATGAGGAGGTTCGTAATATAATGAAATCTGTTGGGTTGCCAATTGATGATATTATTAGTGAATTTGGTGTTACTGTGCCAAGTTTAGAGTCTTTTTATAAAGATGCTAAAAAATATGATCGTGTTCATCATTTTACTGCAGATAAAAATTTGTTTGCTAAAGCTATTACTTACTGGCAAAAAACTTTTCAAAGTCATGTTCCATATGCTAATGTTGTTTCTGATGAAGAAGCTATTAGATTAGCTGATCAAAATAAATCTCCTGGTTTTCCAGAAAATGAATTGTATGCTACAAAAAAACTTTTCATCTTAAATGAAACTCCATTTATTAAGAAAACATTAGATTTAATTAGGCAAGGACGAATACACGATTTAGTGGTTAAACTTGCTGACAAAGAAGAAATTCGACCTATGGAAAAAATATCGGAGTTTAAAGTTCGAACTTTTGCTCCTGTTCCTTGTGAAATCCATATTGCTTTTTTAAAATATTTTAATGATATTGCTCAAGCTTTACAATCTTTGGACCCTAAAGTTTCACATAATTGTGCTGGTTGGTCCATTTGGTATGGAGGTTGGCATGAATTGCTTAAAGATATGGAAAAATATGATCAATTTGGTGAAGATGATGCTGAAAAGTGGGATGGAAGTATGATTACTGAAATTCGTGAAATGGTTTGGGAATTCTTTTGGTCTAAGTTCTTTTTAGATCCTAAAGAACGTGCTGAAGCACGTCTTGTCTATTTCACTGTTATGAATCCATTCATTGTCACACCTGACGGTTATATGTTTAGACTAATGTTTGGTGGAAGATTTTCTGGTGAGTTACTCACTTTAATTGAAAATTCACTCATTAATCTTTTTATTTTCTCTTATTGTGCACTTAAGAAAGGTTATGATTTATCAAAATTTTTTGAGAAAATATCTGTTTATTTTATGGGTGATGATATTTTCAGAGCACAATATGCTAAAGGAATTTATAACTTAAGTGCTGAGGAGTTACGCGCTGGTTATTATGAATGTAATGTTATATTGCATTCTGGAACTAAATTACAAAAAAGTCCTGAACAATGTACTTTTTTGAGTCTTACACCATTGAAGAGAAATGGATATTGGTTTTTCACACCTAACATATCAAAGACTATTTTTTCATTAAGTTTGCGATCTGCAAACTCTACTGATTCTGAAATTATGCAAAAATTGTGTATATTGTATGCTTATTCTTATTTCAGTGCCCATATTGATAATGTGGCTAAAATCAAAGCATGTTGTATAGAATATGCAAAAGAGCATTCCTATGATGCATCTGTTGTTAAAATGTTTATTGGTTGGGACATAGAAAATATTGCTAGAATGTTTTTCCCCATTAGACATACATTGGCTGTTAACTTAAATAATCAGGCCAATAAAAGTTTTACTTTTAATTCAAAAATGCAACATACAATACACGAACGAAACCCTTTTACTCACAGAGATATTTCTGGAAAGAATAAAGATAGACCGCAAGGTATAGATCTCTCAGGTAGAGGTATTCCTAAAAAGAAGGTTGAACCATTAGTTGGTAAACCTGAAAATTATAAAACAGTGCCAAAGAAGGATGTTGTTATTAAAAATCCTTTACATGATCCTACTGTTGATAAACAAGTATTTGATGCTTATCAAGCTGATCATAATATTCGAAATGGTAAAGGTTCTCAAAAAGATCTTGCCCATTTTGATCCCCCATCTGATTCTTACCCATATAATTATATGGGCCCTTATAGATCTGATGGGAAGTTTGTTGAAAGTGAACCTCTTCACAAACACACTGTTAAACCTGTCGAT